TACGAAAACATACGTGGCCGTATGTACAGGGGAAAAAAGAATCTCATCAACTTGACGATATCGAGGCGAAGGCGGATTTTCTTAAACATCTCGATGAGGACACAGTAGTTGAATTATTGAGGGCAAAGGTAAAACTAAGTAGAAATAGTGGATTTCTAACAAGAGAATATGATATGATTTCTAATTTACGAAATAATTTTTGTTGAGCTATAGTAGATGCTACATTCAAGTAATGAACCTATGCATATTGTGGCTCTCATATGCCTAATCATATGTATATTTATTACAGGTAGTGGTACCACAACCATTTTACAAATGCCCCTAGTACCACAAACTGGGTTGATGGCAGCTTGTTGTTGTTTGTCTTGCATATCTTCAACAACTACTGTCGCAAAAGATCTACAGAAACGTTAAATTAGAAAAAATCGTCAGTCCTGTACATATTTACAGTGAATGAACCAGTCTTTCCCATTACGGTGACTGTTTCATTTCCATATAGCTCTTGGCATCCAATGTCTTCCATGCAGTCCCTCGCATTGTGGGAGACTGACACTGGGTATAAGTTTTCACCTCCGGTAGTGGTGTAGTAATTGTAGCGATCACGGCGACCACGTACCTCCTTACCATATAGGGGGAGAGTCTCATCACCATTCGTGATTAAACCCATCTGTTGCATGTGACCAGGCTTGTATTGTTTAATGGGTGGACCCCTAAATTCGGGTTCTTGGGTGTGACCACGACGAGTGGGTACTGGACGCACTGGCACTGGAACAGCTACTTCTACTGGGACCTCGACAACTTGGGGGTTGTAGAACATGTAGCCTACAGCTGCGACAAGTACAACAACCATCAATAACAATAATTGAGTTTTTTGCTTGTTCTTCATATACTATAGTTAAGGAAAATGTTTGAGATGTATATATGAAGGATATAACCATTTATGAAAATTTTATCAATGATGAGGAACTAGAAGAGGCTAGACAATTCATTGGTGATGAATCATTAAATTTAGATAACAAAGATCTTGGACATCCAAGTCTAAACCGACAGTGGGTTTTCATTTCAATAGATAATGCCTATAAAAAAGTTCTAGTTGATTTGAGACCTACTAGGGATTGGGCGTTTGATATGGAGAATATTATCCCTTCTGCAAAAAAATTCATTTTGAAAATGAAAAATAGAATAGATAAATATACAAATATAAATCTTGATTTAGAACGAGTTTATTTAAATCGTCAAGTACATGGTCAAGACGTGCCATTACACGTAGATGGTGATACACCAAATATCTATACACTTTTAATCTATATAGGTGATATTACACATGAAAACTATGATAAGACTGGTGGAGACTTAGAATTTAAAAATAAAGAAAATACAAGAATTGAACCGTTTACAAAAAGAGCTGTACTATTCAAAGGGTATATACCACACCAGGCTTATGCACCTTTAGTACCTGGAATAACTCGCATTTCATTTGCAATAAAATTTGTAGATACGGCAAATAAACTTCCATTTGTTGTAAAATATATGGACTATGACAAACACCTGTTGTCAAGGTTGATGCAGACCTCTCTGAATGGATTGGCAGGCGTCTCTGGAGCCGATCTTGACCCATCACCGGAGTCCCTGTGCAAGTCCGCGGCGGAGGCGGAGACTCACACGCGTCGTCGCTCGCGGCAATGTATGAAGGATATAACTATTTTTGAGAATTTCATCAACGATGAGGAACTAGAAGAGGCTAGACAATTTATTGGTGATGAATCATTAAATTTAGATAACAAAGATCTTGGACATCCAAGTCTAAATAGACAGTGGCATTTTTTGGAAGAAGATAACGCTTATAAAAAACATTTAATTGATTTAACACCTAAAGTATTCGGGTCCGCCAACTCCGCCCCCGGGTATAGTATAGAAAATCTTATCCCTTCTGCAAAAAAATTCATTTTGAAAATAAAAAATAGAATAGATAAATATACAAATATAAATCTTGATTTAGAACGAGTTTATTTAAATCGTCAAGTAATTGGTCAAGATGTAGTACTCCACACAGATGATACACGACCAAACTTCTACACACTTTTAATCTATATAGGTGATATTACACCCGAAAACTATGATAAGACTGGTGGAGACTTAGAATTTAAAAATAAAGAAAATACAAGAATTGAACCGTTTACTAAAAGAGCTGTACTATTCAAAGGGTATATACCACACCAGGCTTATGCACCTTTAGTACCTGGAATAACTCGCATTTCATTTGCATTCAAGTTTTCATGTATGTCAGAACAATTACCATTTGTTGTAGAATATATTTAAGGAAAATGTTCGAAATGAATGTATGAAGGATATAACCATTTTTGATAATTTCATCAACAACGAGGAGCTAGAAGAGGCTCGACATTTTATTCATTCACCAGGAACTATATGTAAACAAATACATAATGGTCATAAGGTTACAGAATGGTTTTTCAACGAGGGAGATAACGCTGATAAAAAATTTATAATCGAGAATGAAACGAAAATTGACGGGCCCAATACCACCATTTTCAATCCCGTTGGTGGAGGAATGGATGATGCGACCCCTTCTGCAAAAAAATTCATTACAAAGATTCAAAACAAAATCGAAAAATGTACAAATAATAAATTGTTACTATGGAGAGTTTATTTAAATCGTCAAGTAACTGGTCAAGATGTAGTACTCCACACAGATGATATTAGAAATCACGCCTATACACTTTTAATCTATATAGGTGATATTACACCCGAAAACTATGATAAAGCTGGTGGAGACTTAGAATTCAAAAATAAAGAAAATACAAGAATTGAACCGTTTACTAAAAGAGCTGTACTATTCAAGGGTTGTATACCACACCAGGCTTATGCACCTTTAGTACCTGGGATAACTCGCATTTCGTTTGCATTCAAGTTTTTATGTATGTCAGAAAAAATACCATTTATTGTAAATTATAGTTAAGGAAAATCTTTTACATAAAGACATGAAGGTGTTGGCGATAGACATTGGGTTTCATAATATGGGTATAGTTCTTGCCGAGTTTGAAGATAGCCCCAAAATTGATGTGAAGTACATGAAAAAGGTAAGTCTCGAAGACTACAAATATCTACGTTCAAACGATTTTGTTGATCTCGTTCCTTTATTTGTTGAAGATCATCAAGATATATTTGATTCAGCTGATAAAATACTTATAGAGAGACAACCACCCGGGGGTTTCACAAATATTGAGATTCTATTAAATTACATGTTCAAAGATAAGGTTATTTTAATTTCACCTGTGAGCATGCATATGCATTTTGGTATGAGACACTTGGATTATGAAGAGCGAAAAGAGAGAACCGTACTAATAGCTGAAAAATATCTAGATGATGAGATTCCATATGAAAGAAAACATGATATAGCAGATGCTTTTTGTATGATTGTGTATTTTAACTTTAAAGTTACTACTCATATATTCGACAAGTTTAGATATAAAGAGAAAGTGTGATGTTATTGTAAGAATGCCAAATGTTAAATTTCCATCACATTACGTATATTGGACACAAGTAAAGGATCATGAAAATATTAAATCAAAGCTGTTACCAATAATTCATAATCTTATATCTAATAATAATTATGATAATCCATTCAAACAAAACTGCACTATGACCACAAATTTCTCGGAAAAAACTGATTTTTTAGACAATGAAATGAAAGAGAAAATTATATGGGCGTGTTTAGGGGAAATGATATTAGAGACCAATTGTTTTCCTTCTATAAAACCATCGGATGCTATAATAAAGGATTATTGGTTCAATGTATACAAAAAGGGTGATTTTCAGGAAATGCACCAGCATGTTGCTTTACCACATATAATGAATGGAAAAATGTATCATGATACATTATCAGTAGTATATATTTTGAATAGTGAAGAAGAAGACAATTCTACAATATTTAAACTTACGGGTACAAATATACCTTATGTTCCTATGCTACAAGAGTGTGAGTTTGATACTGGAAGTGTCAAAGAAATTAAAGAGGGTACATTATTGATTTTTTCAAACCAACTTAATCATTCTGTACGTCCAATAAAAAAATCTGGGAGAATTACCATTGCATTCAATATTTCATGTGCATTTAAATAATAAATATACATGTATAATAAATGCCAACAGCTAAACAACTCCAGAACGCAAAGACAAAATTAAAAAAGACTCCTAAATCCAATGGTAACAAACCTGTTATACCTACAGCAGCTCTTCTTCGTTTAATTGCTGCCGACCCCAGGA